CACTGTGAGCGTGTACCTAGACGGAGGAAAGCCGAGCCCATGACCATGAAGACCTTGATCCCACGGCGCTTCTTCGCCTTCCTGTGCGGACTTGAGCTGTTCGCGACCCTGCTTCTTCCTCCTCAAGCACGGGCTCTAACGACGGTTGAAGGAACCAACGGGACGCACGGCACAAGTACAGCCGCCGAGCTGGACGCGGACACTGACCAGCTTGTGTGTTCGGAGGCTGCCCGCGGGGCTCGGGTCACGCTCCCGTCGGGCTCGGTTTGGAATGTGAACTCGTGCCAGACGGCCACGCTCGCGAGCACGGACATTTGCCAGGTGACGCCCGCCGCGAACTCGTGCCCCGCGTCTGGTACGAATGGCAAGATCGACGTTGGATGGTTGCCTACCAGCGTCTCTACGAACACAGCCACGGGGACGATGGTTCTCACCGGAGGCACGTTGACGAAGGTCACAGGCACCGGGACGGCGACCGGGACCGCGACAGTCACCGCCGTGGCGTCAACCGACACGTGGACCTACACCCCAACTTCGCAGGCGGTCGGCAGTTTCTCGGCCATCGGCGGCGTTTGGACGAAAGTCACGGGGACGGGAACGAGCACCGGCACGGCTACGGCCACCAGCGTCGCCAGTACGGACACGGCCACGCTCACGGTGACGTACACGTACACGCATACGCACACGGTGACGGACGTTGCGGGGGCTGTGAACACGACGGATTCCAGGCTTTCGGACGCGCGACACTCGCTCGACACTTTGCAAGTAGCGCCGGGCCTTGCCGTAACGTCGGGAACCAGCACGACCACAGCGACGAGTGGAACGGTCAGCAATACGCTCACCATCTCGGCGCCAGGATACGTCTCGACGGCCGCGCAGATCTGCGCCGAGCAGGGTAACGCGATGAAGACGACCGTCACCAACACCTACACGGATACGGCGACGGCGAGCGGCACCGTTACGGGCTCGGCAACCAACACGGCTTCGGCCGCGGGGTCCACGTCGAGCTACACAGGTACGGCGACCATGACTTCGACAGTAACAAGCACAGGCAGTGCTTCGGCCACGGTCACGGCGACCACGTCCGCGACGCAAACCGCGACGGTGTCTTTCACGACTACGCAGACCTGGACGATGACCGGCACGGGGACGGGCGGCGAGTTCGGCTCGGCCACGTTCACGAAGACCGGCACCGTCACTGCGTCGAGCACGGCGACCGCCTCACAATCGACGACCTACACAGCGACGGTTACGGCGACCTACACGCGCACATCTACAGGGGTGGGTACGCGTACATGGACGATGACCGCCACCAAGACGCTCACCGCGAATCTCACGGCTACCGGCACCGTGACGAATACGTGGTCCGTGACTGGAACGGGGACCGTCACGGGAACGTCGACCGGGACAGCTACAGGAACCACCGCGTGCGTGTCCGTCGCAGCCACGCCAACAGTGGTTGGAATTCCCACGCCTACGCCGGCCGAGCCCGTCAACGTCTTCGTACCGCTGTACCTACCCCAGCAAATTTCAGGTGGCAATCCCGTGGGCCTCTGTCTCGGGCCGAATGATACGAACGTCGCAGGCATTCCCGACTGGGCTACTAACGGATTGCAGAACGCCAAGACAATAAGCCCCTACTTGGTGCCGAAAGATGGCACTTTGAACAGCTTCTATATCGGCATGGCGGGTGCTGCAATTTCGCAAGGCGGTCCCGTGTCGAACCCCTACATCCGAATCGACATCTACCAGATCAATTGGAATACAACGACTCTTCTTGAAACACTGAATATACCCCTAAATGCTGCGCAAACGGGCATCAACAATACAACGACATCCGGGAACATGATGCAGACTTCTCTTAAGAACATCGGTCTCGCATTGACGGCCGGCACGTTCATAGGCGTGGTGTTCGTACCTCAAGGGGGCGACAACTCGAAAATCAACGCAATTCTCAACTTATTTGGGCAGATGGCCATTTCCTACTAAGGGGGCACATCATGGCAGGACGTATTTGCAGCTCGACCTCGGCGGTGCTGGAAGCCATCAGCGACGGCGTAACGCCAGAGATTTCAGGCCCGATAAGCTTGACGATCCCGCTCACGTGCGACCTTCACTGCACGGGCGGGGCGCAGACGTTCGTGGTGCGCGGCTCGCCGAACCTGACCATCGACGGCGACGCCGCGACGGTGGTCAAGATTCTTGGGCCGGGCGCGCCGACGGTGCATCTCGCGGGTTCGTGTCGTGCGTCCGTCGACATCGACGTAGACGACGGGGCGGTACCGTCCATCATCGTCGACGAGAATGCAGCTCCTACCGTGACCGTCACGCGCGGCGCTCCGGATCTGGTCATACAAGGTTCCTCCCAGGCGCAGATTTTCCTACGCGGGGGCGCGGCTACGCTGCACGTGGCGGGTGAAGCGCAGCCGCAACTGTTCATCGAAACAGCGGCGGATGTGGCTTGGGCGGTAACCTTCGACGAGACCAGCTCGGGGCGCGTGGAAATCAACGCTGCCGGCGACGTTGCGGCCTTGACGGTGCAGGGCTCGGCGCACCCAGAGATCCATCTTCGCCGTTCTTCGCGCGCGACGGTGGACTTCGCGGGGAGCGCGACGGCTATGTGCTACGCGTGGGACGACACCGCGTCCAGCATCACAGCGGCCGACGATGCCGCTTCTACGCTCTCCACCTACAACCAATCGAATTTGTCCATCACGGGGAGCGCCAGCGTACCGTTCGCGGTCGAAGCGCACCACAATTCGCAGCTTCTTGTCTCGGGAAGTGTGACCGTCACGCCAGATCGAAGCGTGGCGGTACAGATTTCCGGGGAGACTCCGACGGTCAATGGAACTTGCTTGCTTCAACGTATCGAAGGAACGTCACCTCCTGTCTTCGAGCCTCCGGTTTGACTGCTGCCACACGCTACCTGAAAGGAACCCCATGGCATGGCCCTTCAATGCGTTGTCCGACACTGGCGAGCACCCGTCCATCGACTCCCTGTCCTCGGATACTTTGATCAAGATGAGCGAAACCCCAGCATCCGAGCTATTCGTGAGACAGATGCACGATAATTGCTGGGTGAAACGCTGGGTACGAAGGTTCCGTCTTGACTTCGCTTTCGCCATGGGGTTCTTTTTCGCCCTTCAATTGAGCGGCTATTTCCTGCTTCGATTCACGATCTCGGACATCCGCAACGTCGTACGTACCGACGTACTCAAAATCCTGGAAGAAAAACACGTCTCTTCCATCCCAGGCACAGCCCCTGCCATCCTCACCATGTCCAAAGGAGTCGTCCCATGAATCGCGCCAAAGCCCTCACACTCGCCATCGCGCTTCTGTCCGCGCTGGCCTTGACAGGTCTCGCCTACGAACAAGTCGTACCCCCGAATTTCTCCGCTTTGCTCGTCGCCGTGGTGGCCGGCATGTACGGGATCGTGCGGTCCTTGCAGAAAATCAAGGCCGGCGCCGACCTCAAAAGCCTGTTGGCGACGACGGAAGTGTGGGGCGCCATCCTGACCAACATCGCGGCCATAGCCACGAGTGCGGCGGGCGTCGTTTCGCCGAAGACGGCCGTCGCGGCTGGCGTAGTGGCTACCGGAGCAACCTACCTGGCCCGCGCCTTACAACGAGGCACCCTGCCCCCCGTGACTCCCGCGGTGCTGGTCTTCGCTATCATAGGCGCCCTTGGTGGCTGCCACGGAGTGAAGGCCGATCAAGCGTTGGCCGACGTGGTCGACTGCGCGAAGGTCAATCCGGAGAATTCCGCCGCCGTACAGAGCATCTTCGCGTGCTTGTACGGGCTCGGGGAGAAAGATCCGACGGCCTGCATGGAAGGGCTTTTGACTGACGGCCGCTGGGCCGCTGCTGAAATTAAGTGTGTGGCGGCTTACATCACAACGCAGACGACTTCGGCCCCTGCCCGGCGCGCGGCCTTCTGGCTGTCGCAGCGCCGCACCGTCACCGTCAATCTGGCGAAGCCTGCCCCATGAGCGCGACGCAGAACTTCATTCAAGCGCGGTGCTTCCACCACGCGAACCGTGAGCGGGTCGACCTCATTGTGATCCACACGATGGAGCTGCCATGTCAGCCGGGCATGGCTCGCAGGCTCGGGGAGGTCTTCCGCGACCTCGACGTGTCGGTCGATCCGGCCACAGGGAAGCCACGCTACGCGCCCAAGTCGGCGCACTTCGGCGTGGACCCCCAGGCCGTCTACCAGTACGTACGCGAAGCAGACGTGGCCTGGCACGCGCCCAAGGCCAACGCCCGCGGAATAGGCATCGAGCACGCCGGGCGCACCAAGGAAGTGCGCACCGAAGACGGGGACATCATCGCCGAGGCGACCGAGTGGGCGACTTCGGCCGGGCAGGCGGTGCTGCGGCTTTCGTCGCGGCTCGTGGCGCAGCTTTGCCAGGCTTGGCAGATCCCAATCGAGAAGCTCGGACCTTCGGATCTTTTGAAGGCTCGACGGGGGATCTGTGGGCACTGGGATGTGACGCGGGCTTACCCGCAGTCGGGCTCGCACGTCGACCCTGGCCCTCGGTGGCCGTGGGATGCCTACATGTCGATGGTTGCGGCTGAAGCGCAGAAGCTTTCACCTCGCCTAAGTTGATTTCGGCGTTCTCGTCTTGGCCGCGCACGGGGCAGTAGCGTACAAGCTCTTTCATGTGGTCGCCTTGCTCCCGTAGCCCGATGTCGTAAAGCGAGCCCCAGCACGCGGATTCGACCGACATTTGGCGCATCCTTTGCTTGAAGGACAGGTCGAACTTCCACACCTTCTTGGCGTCGCACGTGCTCCGCGCGTAGGCTCTCGCGAGGTCGTGAAGCTTTGTCCAGCGAGCCATGGTTACTTTCGGGGCGTGAGGAGTTGCCGAGCCCAATGGTGGGCGGTTCCGTCTTTGCAGGATGTGCACCAAGCCGATTCACGGCCGAGCTGGGCAAAGGAATCGCGCGTGTAGGACAGCCCATACTCGTTGCGGATGATGTTCGAGGGGTGCGATTCGACGATGAAGATCGGGCCGTGCCAGATGTCCCACGGCTCTTCGGCGGGGCATTGGTGAAGGCTGGGCCGGTCCCGCCACAGGGACGCATCCAGGATCATGGTGCCGTTGATATGGTCGTGCTCGCGCATCCGTGGGCCGGTGGCCCGCTTACCGTGAAGCCTGGTCTCGGCGTGCGCGGCCTTGAGACGGTCGATCCAGTCCTTCGTCATCGGTGCGCCGTCCGCCTCGAAGAAGAACGCCGAACCACACATGCGGTTTCCTTCGTAGTAGGCGTTACAGATTTGAGCGAAGGCGCTAGCCCATGGGTCGAAGCACACGCCGGGGTACACTTTGCGCGGGTCGATCTTCGCCACGAGCTTGGTGTACCGAAACTTCCGACCTACGCGGATCATGCGCTTTTCGTCGGCTGCTTCGAGCTGGGTTCCTTGCTGCGCGGCGAAGACGAAGAGCACGTCATCTCGGGGCTCGGGCTCGATGTCGGCGAGCAGCTCGGCCAACCGTAGGGCAGCGTCCTTGTCCTTCTCCCAGAACTGCAACACGAGCGCCAGCGGTAGCGCGTGATGCTTGGCGGTCTGTCGGAGCAAGGCTTCTTCGTCGCGCCAGTTTTGGATCTCCTCGGTCGTCGGAATGTGGCGCGCCGGGGGCTGCTTCACGACTACGTCCAAAACGATCTTCGCGTCCTGAATCACGCCTTTGCCTTCCACGACTAGGGGGAAATACGACTCTTTCGGCGAGACGACAGTCAACAGATCCGCCGCACACGGTTCGATGCGCTTCCCGCCGAGGTAAATAGCGGGGTCGGACGGCCGTATTCCAGCGACGTGATTACAGACCGCGTCGAGAAGCTTCATTTTGTTGTCGACGCCGACGGTCCAATTCGCATGGTGTACCAGCATACCCGTAGGGGGGTTGACCGGCGTGCCGGGCGTCCAGTGCTTGTCGCTATGGCCGAATGTCCAGTACCGCACGGGGAGCGTCCTCCACGTAATGTTCCCGCCGTCGCTTTCCCGCTTCACGGTGTCGCTCGCCAGCCTGTGGTGCAGGGCGGGCTGGTCCATGTAGCCCCGCTCGGCCATCAGGTCGCGCACGCCTTGCCAGAATCGCAGCAACTTTGGGCTTGGCCTCAACACCATGAACCCGCTGCACTCTATCCCGCGTGGCCCGTCCCACTGAAAAACCATGTCCAAGTCGCCGAGGCACTTCGCCAGGTCATCAACCACCGGCCCATAAAAGCGAACGTCCACGTCGGAAAAGATAAACGGCTCCGTTTCTGCCGCCAGCGCTCCAAGGATGAACTCGACTTTCTTGATGCACGTGCGTTGAAAGCCGGCCGAGTCGAACGCACCCGAAGGGGTGTATTGAAGCATCTTCCGAACGAACAAACGTGCGCCGGGAAACAAGTACCACGGCACACGGTGGCCGTCGTAGAACACAGCCTTGCCGAATTCACGCTCGGCCGTGGGGAGAAAGTGCGAGGTCAGCATTGCATGGTGAGACGCGGTGTAACAGGCGTACAGTTTCATAGTGGATCCTTTGCAGGCTTGGGAGCGATGCGCTCTTCAACTTGTCGAAGCAGTGTCAGATCGGGGGTGTGGATGTCGTAAAGCAGATTCACGGCCATGGCAGAAGCTCCCGCCAATGCCGCGTGCAGCACGTATTGATGCCCGGCAGAGTCCAGGCGCGCGCGTCGCGTGCGTGTCTCGGCGTCCGCTAGTACATCGACGGGGAATTGTCGCAGCAAATCGGCCTGGCTCAACGTCTCGACGATGAGAGGTCCGGACTGCATACGAATGGTTGCGTTTGAGGCGCCGAAGTAGAGGCACGTGCGACCTTCGCCATTCATTCGCAACGTGATTTTCTGGAGATCTACCGAGCGCATTTCTTGGCCTTCCTTTCCTGGCTGTACTCTTTGAGCGCTGCGAAGAGCGCCGCTTCGGTCTTCCCCTTCGCTCCGAGCGCGCGCACCACGGCTTCGTCGACCGTGTCGCGTGCCAGAAGGCGATGGACTACGACAACTTCGGCCTTCGACCCCTGCCGGCACACGCGCGCGATGACTTGATCGTACAGCTCGCGGTCCCACGGACATGTGTAGAAGCAGAAGTTCGCACACGAACAGCCTTGCAGATTGAGCCCGTGACCCCCCGCCTGGGGGTGAATGAGAAGCACAGGTGTTTTGCTCGCGTTCCAGTCGGCGATGATGGCGGATGCTTGCGCGGGGTTGCAGTCTCCGTCTATGCTGGGCACGTTGCCAAGCGCCTTGCGGATGCGGGCGCGGTCGTGTTTGAACTCAAAGCCCACCATAAGGGGCTGTCCTTGCAGCTCGTCGACGAGGTCGACCAGGGCTTCCGTCTTCGCATCGTGCACAGGTTGAACTTCGGGCACGCCTTGAATCCCGCGCCCCTTCGGAAGTTGCGTCAGACCATGGGTGTATATTCCACCGCTCGCAATCTGACGACATTTGCCCGAGACGACGCCCGCGGACCCCGCTACAACGACGTTGCCGTCGATCTCGGCAATCATCTCCTCTTCGAGCACGTCGTAAAACTTCCGGGCTTTCGGTGGCAAGTCAACCCACACATTGTTGGTGACGAGTTCCGGTTCCCCCGAGTCGGGCGTGTCGATGACCAGCGCCAGATCCTTGATGGCCGCATAGATACGCTCTTCCGCTCCGGGCGCCGGGCGCCATTCCTTGCCCTGGAACCCACAGGGGATGAAGTAGTTCTGTCGGAAGTGCGTAATGTACCGCCCAAGGCGCTTGCCTAAGTCGAGCACGTAGCACTCACCGAACAGGTTTTCTAGACTGTTCGCAGCCGGCGAGCCCGTGAGCCCCCAGCGGAACGCGAAGCGTGGCAGGTACGGACGAAGCGCCTTGAAGCGCTTCGTCTTCGTATGCTTGAACTTGGACAGCTCGTCGCACACGAGCACGAGCCCCCCGGACGACAGTCCGAGAAGCTCGTCTAGTCGCGAGACGTTGCGCAGCCCGTACGCCTTGAGAGCATCACGGGGCGCACATAACCAGTCGAGACCTTCGTAGTTGATGACGTAGATGTCCGCTTTCTTGCGGAACTCTTCTTCCTTCTTCGGCCCGTGTAGTAGCGCCACGCGCAATCCCTTGAATTGGTCCCAGCGCCCGATCTCGCCGCTCGCGCTCCAGACGTCGTAACAGACGCGCAGAGGGGCGAGCACGAGAGCCCGCATCTTCGAGGTCCGCGCGAGCAATTGGAACGCGGCCAGCGTCGCGGCCGTCTTCCCACGTCCAGGCTTAAGCAGTAGCGCAGCCTCGCGACGGGAAACAAGGAAGCGGATGCCTGCCTTTTGGTACTCTCGGGGGATGAATTTCATCGCTTGCGTTTTCGTAGCTGGGCGCGAATGTACTTGATGAGGTCTTCGATGTCGGCTGTTGTGTCCGCCCAGAACGCCACGAAGCCGCATCGACGAAGAAGGTTGAGGTAGTATTCTTGAAGGTCCGTCGGTTCTTCACCCGCCGCTTTCAGCTCGACGAACACCGCGCGCCCATGCCCCTTGGCAGTCGGCACTAACAGCAGCGTGTCGGGCACTCCATTGGTGCCTGGCGCTTGGATCTTCCAGGCCACCCAACCTTCGAGCCGAGCACGTTTCAAAAACTTGGCTTGATAGCGTGCTTCGGTCACGACGGGAACCCCCCGCGGAGAAGTGCCCACGTGTTGAACGAAGCCAGAATTGCGGCACCGATGGCCGACTCTGTGTGCCTCACGTGCTCCAACACTTTCCGCACCGTTTCTAGGATCTCTTTCTCGCACTCCTTGAAGCGACTGTATTCTTCGTACCCGAGCCCCGTTGCACGCTTGTACTGTCTTTCCAGGTCGTCATAACGAGCGCAGAGGTTCGCCATGTCTTCAACCGTCAGTAGGGGCATTGTCCGCCGCCCTCGGCTTTGTTGGCCTTGCGGAAGAAGCACCACTTGCAGCGGTACGAAGGGGTGGGTTGAAATGCCGTGTCCGCCAGCATGCGCACGGCGCGGTTCTCCCAATACGACTTGGCCTTCGCGACGTCGGACGCCACCATGGCCCTGTCGCGTGTCTCCCCCTGGTCGAGGTAGTACAGCTCGGAGAACGCCGTCTGTGGGCTGTGCGTGACGAAATCGTCGGGTTCGTCCAGCAGCAGCGCGCACAGGTTGTACAGCTCGACTTGGTCGACCTTGTCTTCGTAGATCTTGCCGGTCTTGATGTCGACCACGCGCACGCGCCAGTGCTTTTTCTGGCCGGGGATGAGTTCTTCCCAGAACAGATCCATTTCGATGCGCAACCACGCGTCCGAACCGAAGTAGTCGCACAGCTTCCACTCGCGCGTAAACGCGAGCTTCTTCTTGATGACTAGACGATTCGAGATTTTCCGCAGCGCCGCCAGCTCTTCGGGGAAGCGTGCGCAGCTTTCCGGCAACGTCTTCGCGCGGCCGAAAATGTAGTCCATCACTTCGCCTTCAATCGCGATCCCTCGCCCCTTGGCCGGGCCGTCGGGCTCTTGGATCTTGTCGATGTTCTTGAGCTTGCACTTGAGAGGGCATTCCTCCCAGGTCGTCAGACGGGAGTAGGACCACGCGGTCAATTGGGGCAGACGTTGGATGGGCAAGGCTTAACCCTCGGCTTTCTGGACAGTGAAAACTTGAACTTCGATGAAGAACACGAAGAAATCTTCTATGAACCCCGACGATTGGGCGACCAACAGTTCGTGGTGCGCTTGCAGGTACGAATCGAAGACCATCTCGTAATGGTCCGCGCCCCACGAAGAACCGTCGGTGAACATCTCGCGTACCACTTCGCGCGCGTGCTCTTCATTGCGAGCCAGGATGTACTTTCCGATCTTCATGCTGCTTTCCGCTCCTCTCGTTGGTACACGACCGCACCTTTCTTATCGTAGGACTTGAGCGCTCCCCAGTTGGCGCCGTACTTGCCCTCGGACAGCATTGGCAAGTCGAACTCGACATCGGCCATCGCCGCCCGTAGCGCTTCCTGCGCGCGGCGCAGATCTTTGCGGGGCACCGACAGAACAAACTCGTCATGTACTGACATCAAGATCCGCCACGGCAACCGATGCTTGATGATGTACTCCCAGAAGTTGAGCAATGCTCGTTTAGTATTGTCGGCCGCGCTCCCCTGAATCAGCAGGTTGAGCATTTTGTACTCGAAGGTGCGCATCTTCCCATCTACGATGCGCGGCTCTTCGACGTAGTACACACGCCCGCCCCACGTGCGGATTGGAAGCTTCAAATCGCAGCGCTTCCGCAGCATCCGGTTGAGCGCGATCAGCCCAGGCACGGCCTTTTTCACAGCATCGGCGATCTCGATGAGCTTCGGTCCAGGGATGCCGTACTCCGACGACAGCCGCGCGACCCCCGGACGGCCCATTCCGTACACCGTCGCGAATACCAGACGCTTGACCACGTCACGGGAGATCTCGGATAGCATCAGTTCATTGACGCGAGCGTTGACCAGGCCGTGCACGTCGAGCCAGTTGTCGAGCAGGTACTTCGCGAGAAGCTCCCCCTCGGCGTAGTGGGCGAAGATGCGCAATTCCTGTTGGCTATAGTCGCGGTCGACGAGCACGTGGCCGGGCAGCGGCACGACGTAGCCGCGCACGTTCGGGAGGTCGGGAAGCCCCATCTTCACCCACCATGCAGGCACCGCCTTTGCGCCTTCGGAGCTTGTACCGAACAGGTACGGCGCGCGCTTCGGCAAGTTCTGGAAATTAGGCGTGCTCGACAGTCGACCCGTGCGGGCGCCACTGTCATCTGTGCGCGTGGTGTTCCACGTCGTATAGACGAACCCCTTCGACTTCTCGGCGACCTCTAGCCATGGCTCCATGAAGGTGCGTAGCGATACGCACAGTCGCGACCTGTACTTGAGCACGGACAACGTCTGTTCGCTCGTGACAGCCCCAGCGAGCGAATCCTTGCTTGAACTGTCGCGCGGCTTGCCGTCCTTGCCGGGCTTCTTCGTCTTGTGCAGCTTCGACGCATCGACGAGCCCCGCGGCTTTGAGTAGCTTCAACAGAGTAGCGGACGAATCCCAATTAGTGCCGACCGGCGCCTTCATTTTCTTGCACAACCACTCCTCGGCCTTCGCCAGCGCTGCGTTGTACTTCGTCACGTCAGCGCGCAGACGCTTAAGGTCGACCGGGACACCGTCGCGCTCCATTTGCAGGATTGGGGCAAGGATGCCGTGCTCGACATCCGCCGCCTTGATTTGCTCGGTGGCGGTCAGCTTCCGCACGAGAAGCTTTGCGAGCTTCTCGGTTCGCGCCACGTCGCCGCACGCGTAACGGAACACAAGGGGCACTGGAGCATAGGCGACGTACGCGCCCGCGTATTCGACTTTCGCATCCTTGGCCGGATATTCGTTCTTGGTGAGACGCACACCGGGCACGGGCTGATGCTTGACGAGCCAGTCGATCAACTCGTCGCGCTCGTGGGGCGGCTCGCCGAGCAGCCGTTCCGCCGACGGCTTGAGCTTGTAGGACTTCGCCCGTGGGTCGTCGATGAACAGCATAAGCTGCGTATCGTAGACCTTGCCGAAGGACGGCATCGGCATCCCCATGTGTACGTGGGCGACTTCCAGGTCGAACTTCGCATTGTGGAAGCACAGCGCTTCGGACTGGTACGCCGCCTTCAACGCTCGCCGAGCTTCGGCGTATGTGCTGTTGTTCCCCCCATTGGGATGGGCGAAAGCGTAGTAGTGGGCTTTCTTTCCCGCGTACTTGATAGCTACGCCGACGGGCTTCGGCGGGTACTCGGGGCGCCTGCGAATCGGGAAGGTCTCGAAGTCTATACAGACCCAATTCTTGCAACTACGCTTTACCATGGCTTTTGTCGCAGACGTTCGACTTGAATTTGCAGCTCGACGATCATGAGAAGAAGTTCCGCCGTCACATCTTGTGTATCGCCTACCCCGCGCACCATCCAATCGCGCAAGATAACCTCGGCGCGTACCAAAGCTTCTGGCGAGGTCTTCGGCATTTCGGGGATAGGCATTAGACACCTTTCTTTCTCGACTATGCCGCGTTGAATTGCTCTTCTAGTGTGGCGATCTTCTGCCGCTGTAGTTCTTTCTCTGTTTCCAGCGTCGCGATTCGTGCGTTGTTTCGGTCATACGTGCGAATCCTCGAAACCAGGTGTCCTTCAAGACGCTCCGACAGATTCATGAACTCGGCAGGGGATCCTCTCATTTCGCTGCGACTCCTATCGCCTGCAATTCCTTCCGTTCACGCTGCGCCCGCTCGCGGTTGAAACGAGCATGCGCGCGAAGCAAGAACAGCTCGCGACGAGCCCCTTTCTTCTCGGCGTCGAGCACCTTCTTCGCATCTTCTTCTGTCGCCGAACGCAGAAACGTGTTGAGCGACGCCCACGACTCCAGAGCTTCTTTCACAAGCATATTCGTATCCCTTTCGTTTTCGTTGGTCCGGGGAACCTACGGGATTTGAACCCGCACCGCTTATCCATCACTGCTAGTACGCGGATGGCGTAGCGACTTCCGGGGAAGCTGCCTTACCGTTCAGCACTCAAGGTTCCTTGGTACCGTTTCGAGCCCGCCGGGTGCCATGGCGGGGGCGGGTTAGTCTTGCAGGAAGGCAAGCGCCTGGCGAAGCTTCTTGCCGGCGATCTTGCGCGCCTCGGACGCCTCGACGAAAGCGTCGATCCGCTTCGTCAACATCTCGCCCTCGGCGCCGTCCAGCTCGGAGGCTTTCTCCCGAAGCGCGGCGATGTCGAGCTTTCGGATCTTCTTCGCGGGGGTCTCGGTCTCGGTCACTGTCTCGGTTGCTCTGCTTCTGCGGGCCATGTGGTTACTTTCGTGTCGCGTTGATGGGGTGTGTTGTGGAGTCTGTTAGAACTTGCCGCCCTTGCTCTTCTTCCCGCCCGCCTTCGAGGTCGTGGGCTCGTCTTCGTCGGTATCCGCGTCCTTCTTCGCGCCCATCTTGGGGTAGGGCTGGGACAGCTCGGGCTCGGCAGCCGACGCGCGAGCGCGCAGCACGCCGATCTGGTCCTTTGACACCATGCCGAGGCACTCGAAGGACACCTCGGGGTAGTCCGCGCCGCCCTTGCTGGTCATCGCCACCTTGATCAAGGTGTGGACGCCGTACAGTGGCCGCTTGCTCGTCTCGGCGATGGCGCGCACGTACTTGGCGAACGCGCCCAAGCTCGTAGGGGGAATGGACAGCTTGACGGCTTCGTTCTTCTGGAGCCGTCCCAGGTCGGACGGCTTGTCAGTGTACGGAATGAAGACACCGTTCGTGCCCAGCGAGCCCCCCTCGATGAAGACCATGCGAATGGAATCCTTGCAGGCTTTGCCGTTGCCGGTGATGGCTGTGCCAAACACATTGTGCTTGCAGTCATCGCAAGCGGGGTGTTGGGGTGCGTCCGCTTCCTTGTGCGGAACCATGCCCTTGAGTGTCGGGCCGAACGCGTAGCACTTCGGCGACTCCGCGACTTTGGGATTGTAGCCGGTAGGGTAGTAGGTCTTTCCTGCACAATGGGCAAGAACGATGCACGCGAGTTGATTGCCGGGGATCACGTTGTCGCCAATCGTGAGCTTGCCGCCCTTGATACTGGCGAACAGACCGCCGCCAATATCGGCGACAGAATCCTTTGCCTTCTGCGCTTCGGCTTCGAGTTCTTTTTCCCACGGCTCCATCGCGACGTTCGGGTCACGGGGGGCCAGGGCGGTGGTGGTCTCTTTGGTGGTCTTCTTCGACATTGGGATCCTCTATCTGGGTTGAAGGTTTGGCCGACGAGCCTTTGCGCGCAGACGGAAAACGCGCAAAGGCTCGTCGGCCGCACAATTAGCGCTTGGTCACAGACACCGTCTTCTTGATGAACTTCGTCACGCCGGGGACGGCTTCCTTTGCTTCCCAGCGGTCGGTCACGGCGCGCGTATTCAGGCGCCGCTGTAGCAAATCGAAATTCGCCTTCTCGGCGACGGTCCGCGCGAGCATTTGAGCGTTGCGTACGCCCTTCTTCATCCCCTCGGCGATGGCCGATTCCAAGATGAACGCGTAGACCTTCGGCCAACCGTCTTCTTCAACGGTCGGGATTGTCTTGGACTGAATGACAGCCTTCGCCAGCCTGCCCACGACCCCGTCGGCATCGTCGGCCGGTAGTTTGTTGATGAGGTTTTGTTCCACGGCCGAGATTTGCGCATCGACCTTGTCGACCTCGGCTTGCAAGGCGGACTTCGTCACGCGCAGTCGAAGGATTAGATCCGCGCAGGCGCCGAGTGTCTCGGGAACTTTGAACGTTTTCGCTTTCATACGAAGCAGCCTTTCAGGGTATCCGCGATGCGTTTTGCGATGATTTCAGGGGCGACGTATGTCGTGTCGTACTTCAACCAGCGAGCGCGGCGGTTCGTTTCCCGAGTCTCGAAAAAGCCCTCGAATTTGCTCTGTGTCTGGGCGAGGCGTTCGACCCCTCCCGTTTCGTACATCTCACGATCTCGGCCTGCCAATCGTTCGCCGTCGAGCTTCTTCACGTCGCACGTTAGGAGCACTTCGACGTTGGCGGCAGGAACGGCGCGCAACATACTAAGCAACCATCCCATACGTAGACCTTCGAGCCTGCCGTACACAGCCCCGGACAGCGTGTAGCGGTCACACACAAGGTGCGTTCCGCCTTGGTAGGCGTGGTGAAGAAGCGGGAGTTGCTCGAGACGGTTGGCGATTTGAAGAGCCTGGAACGCTACCGGATGAATCCGCGCTTGCCCTTGCAGCACGGCCGCCAACAACTTCCCGCTTTCGGTCGTGCGATCTGGGAATTTCTGGTAGCAGATGTGCAGCCGACCAGCGAGGGCCTTTGCAACCTTCGTCTTGCCGACCCCGTCCACGCCTTCGATGGAAATGATCATGTAGACACCATTCCTAAATTATCACTTAGGGCTTGTCAAGAATAATCGACGCCTCGGGAAACTCCCACAGCCCGAGCTTGCCCTTGACATCGACGGGAACGCACGCGCGCGGCTTGGCGAGCTTCCAACCGATCAAGCCTGGCGAATACCACCGACTCCGAAAGTCTGGCGCCACGTCGACCAAGTCGACCACACCCACGACCGCGCCACACTGCAAATCAAGCGGCACATCGACGCCACAGATCCGCTTGATGACCTCGGCGTCATCGTCCGCACTGGCGATGCTCGCCGATGCGTGGATCGCCAGAGGTCCGCGGTAGGAGGTCTCCCAGGTACGGTTTTCGATGTCCTTCCCAGCGTGGAACACGGCCCAAGCCCATGCAGGTTTAAGCGTGATGCACTTCATAGCGGGAAGCTCCGAACAGCGTCAACGTTCCAGCGCCAGTGTCCAAGCGTGCACTTCGACATCACAGAGTTTCTATCGTCGCGCGCTTCTTGGATGATCTCGACGCTTAGCAGGTGGTCGGCTTCGACGGTCTCGCGTGCGTAGGTCAGGGCTTCGGCGCACACTGAGAACACGCGGATGCTCTTCACGTTGCAAGCTCCCCCTCTGCGGGCCGGGTCGTGGACTTTGGCTTTGTAGGTCGTGGGTCGTGGGTTCATGATTTGCAATACCTTCCATCATCGGGTTGTGAGTCGGTCGGACACGTACGGCATAAGTAGAACTGCGCCCAAGACGTGCACGGTTGCGACAGCGCGGCTTCCGCTATGGTCGTGCTCGGTAAGTCGCACATGGGCGCTTGTGGCAGAAGCAAACTCGGCGCACCAAAGCCCGGATGGCTGCACATGCAGCACGGGACTTGGTTCGTGACCCCTTGGGCGCCGCACGAGCTGAAACCGGCTTCGTTGGGTGCGCACAGTGGGTTGACCTCGGCACGCATCGGCGCGCTTGCATCGACTGGCGAGGCTTCCGCGCGCATGGGTGCGCTTGCGTCGGCTGCGCGGGCATCGGTGCCGCTGGGAGGTCTTACATCTTCGGCCATGGGTGCGACTGGCGAGGCTTCCGCGCGCATGGGTGCGCTTGCGTCGGCTGCGCGTAGCTCGGCACCACTTGGCCTATCTGGTAGCGATTCGACTTGCCCGGACGTCGAAGGTCCGCGCATAGGAAGCGCTGGCCTTGCATCGTGCATGACGTGGGAGGTCTCAGACGTGCACGACATGAGCAAGGCCAGCGCCATAGATGTTACCATGCCTAATTGACGCTTCATCGTTCATCCCACTGGTTGATTTTTTCCCAGCAAAGACCACTGCTTCGAACGACCTGGCCCAGAATCGATCCCTTCTGGCTCTTGGCATTAACGATGCGGATCCAATGACCGTTTGCCAATCGACCATATACGTATCGACCGTTGTTTTTCAGGCTTTCCTTGATGTTACGAACGTGCGCGCGGGCGTCGATGTCCCATGCTTGGCGTTTATTCATTTGATCCTCCATGTCTAAATGCTAACCAATCTTATGGTTTCCGCCTTTGTTTGTAGGTGTGAAGATTCGCCGCTCTAGACTACCCGGAAGCCTCCAATCTTCCGGGTAGGATTAGAAAGGCGGATCCTGTTAGACTGTGGCGCGCTTCCCGAGTGCGGCGCCTGCTTCCTTTTCCAAGTCCAGGCGCGTTTCCGCGTCGACGTCGTCCTGTTTCGCTACCCATGAAATTGCATTGGACAAGCGCCAAGCTGTGTTTCCAGGCGGAAGCGCTTCAACGTCCGCGCTTGTGTAGGTCTCAGCGATGCGATCCGCTAAGGTCTTGCCGAGTCGCTTCCTGAGATCTGCGGTCTTGGTTTTGACATCAATAGATTGGCTTGCAGCCGTGCGGATCATGTCGGTTGTACGCTCCATGTGTACAGGTGACAGCAGCGCGCGCGCAGTGTCGCGCATCGCTAGGGTAGTGGCGCGGTTGAAGAATGGCGGCAAGCTCGCCAGTTTCCGACTCTGCTACCCATGCGTAAGACTCGCCAGCATAGCGCGCATGGACGGCGCCAAGCTTTCGGACCGCGTCGGAAGGTGCGATAGCTTCCACGATAACCGCTAGCGCCTTGACTACTTCGGATCGAAGGGTAGCGCCGTCAATGCGCATTCCGTACCATTCGCCAGTGTCGGAAAAGTTGCGCTGTGCACGGATCGTGAACTCGCGGTTATGGAACGCGTCGAAGTAGACCGTTGAACCGCGCGGCCTGCTTCCGCTCTTCGATGCGTTGCGGATTGCTTCGCATCGATCCGCGTAGTATTTGACGACGTCCGGACCTTCCGATCTTGCCGCTTGTGCCACCATGTGCGCGGCATCCGTCACAGCGGCATGGCGAAACTCGATTGTTAGCAGCTCTAGATCCGCGACACTTTGAGACCTACTAGAAGAGCATCGATAGATCCAAACTTGCTTGATTTTTTGCACGATGTCCGTCCGCCTTTCTTCGGACATCATAACCCGTCACTGACAAGTGACAAGATATTTTTTCTAAAAAGTTTTGACGCGGTGAAATCCTAGGGTTTTCGGCCACTTCCCTGGCATGTCCTACATGTAGTTATAAGTACGCTCCAATTGCCGCCTAGTATTTTTTCGACCTTCAAACCCTTGCAAGTCGGGCACTTTGTCCGCTCATTTTTGGTTTCTTCCAAGACCTTCCGAGCAACCTTCAAACGTTGCCAGGTTTCCATGTCGCCGCTACCCGTGTCAGGGTGCAGCCGTCGGCAAGCCGCAAGGTAGGCCGCTCGGATCTCATGTTCGGAGGCTTCCGCAGTAAGGCCCAAGAATGCCAGTGCTTCAAACATCGTCATGGTGTGAGGCTTTCAGCTTGCGCAATCCCGCCGCTTCTATCTGGCGGACACGTTCGCGCGTGAGGTTCAACATCCGCCCGACTTCTTCCAGCGTGGCACCTTCCGGCCATTCGGCAACGTCGAGCGTGCACGACTCGCGAGCGGGAACCTGCCACGGCTCGCGGTGGGGGTGGTGGAAGCGGATGTCTCCCGAAGGGAGCACTTCGAGGTAGTTGTTGTGCGGGCAGCCGACGAAGGGGCACGGCCGCGTATCCGGGCACTCGCCGCGCATCGTGGGGCGGTCATGGTTGGTCGGGTACTTCACCGCCGCGAGCTTGTCGCGCGTGCGGTGGGCGACACGGACCAGGGCCGGGCGCCGGGGCTCGCCGGTTCCAATGGTGCAGATACACGGGGCTCGAAATGCGCCGAACACCTTCCGTCCGTGGCAGTAGGGGCAAATCCTCACGTCGTCGTGCACGTGTACTCCTCAAGCGCCCGCTGCGCGGTTTCGAGGCGCTCGTCTGCCGCCGCGAGCCCCGCCAGGGCATCGGCCAGCGCGCGGCGCGCTTTGTCCGCCCGTACTTGCTGGTAGTGCTTCGCCGACTGGGCTGTGTCGACGTCCGATTGCAGCCTGTAGAGATCTCCGATGGACTTAGGCATCCGGGGTTCCTTCCGTCATCTCGCGCACGCGGCCGAGGGACAGCGAGAGCAGCGCGCAGATAGCCGCGCGATCTTCGGGGCGCTTCTTCGCGAGGTGTTCAACCAGGCTACACGCCGTGGCCGCTGCCTCCCGCCACGTGAGGTGTTCTTGCTTGCACGCGACGAAGAACCTGTACGCGAGCCCATCGATCCGCTGCATGCGCAAGGCGCGGTCGTCGAACAAATGGTCGTCTTCTTCATCCACCATTGCGCCATCTCCGGTTAGCCCCGTCTCTTCGATTGCAAATGGAGCAGAGAATCCGTAGGTTACCCGCCTCGAAGTCGCGCCAGTACAGCCGCGCCCGAGAAATAGCGCTTTTCGTCCGTGGCTCCCAGTCGCGGCCGTTGGGGTGGTCTAGTTGAAGATGTAGAAAACTCCCGCACTTTACGCACTGATCGCCCAGAATTTTGAACAGACACCAACGGATGAACTTGGCCGTCTCGCGATCCCTTACATGCTGGCGGCGTAACTTCTTGCGCCGCTGTTCGGCTCGCAGCCGTTCAACGTCGTGGGGTGTGATGCGCGCGGCGGACATCATCGCTTGAAATGGACCTCGAAGCCGTACTCGTTGAAACCGCAATACCGCGCTTGATTAGCGTACTCGCGATGCGCTTGATCCCGTCCTCGGTCCCACTGGTTCGTGCTGGGGTATCGTCCAGGGTCTACGGCGTGCAAGAAATCCGCCTCAAGCTTCCGCTGCAACTTCTCCACGTGGTATTCGCAGGGTGTCAGCACCGCATCCGGCGTGATGGGGCGCTTGATCCGGACCTCGATAGGCTTCCGCCCTTCGTAGTCCATGCGAGCTTTGAGCATACGATCCGACAAGTGTCGCGCGCCGTACAAGAAAGTCTCACGGTGCACGCGTTGTGCGGCACGCGCGCGGACGCGCCCGATGTGCTGCGCGGACCAATCCCAACGAAGCGCGGAGATCATGCGTCCCCCATCTTCGTAGGCATGTAGAAATCTGGCGCGGTTTTGGGCGAGATCAACGCCGTCAACCATTGATAGTTGCGCAAGCATCCTTTGCAGTACCGATCCGAATGGCTCCCTTTGCGAGGAGAACGGAGGTTGCAAAAGCGCCTAATCCTCTGCTGCTGGCGCCGCCACTGTTTACGCGTACAATGCCCAACGTAACGCCCCATGAAGTACACCGTTCCCGACTTCTCTTTCCGTGTTGCGTGGATGTAGCACATCAGAACTTCTTCTCCCCTGCGTTGCCGCGATAGAGTTCTTCGAGCCAGTGCTTCGACTCGCGCCGCTGCCACAAATGCGTGTCGGTGACAGCCACAAGGCGCGTGGTCTTCGCACCCTCGCGAGCCAAGCGCTTAATCATGCCCACGTTGCGCACGTACGCGCCGAAGCCGTTCGGCGACATCGACGCTGCCCCGTGCGGGCCTTCCGTCCTGTACAGCGCGCACAGCTCGCCAAGCGTGTACACCGCACGACGGCCGCGCATCTCGAACAGCTCGGAGCCGACGAACGAACGCAACCAATCTTCGGCCGGATGGCGGGAGGTCTCGATCATGTCGAGCTTGTCTTCCGTGATAGGCGGCGGGGCCTTCGGGTCGAACGTGCCGAAGTCCAGATCATGAAGGAAGTAGTACAGCAGCGCAGCCGGGCCAGGGCCGTACGTCGGCGGCTTGTAGAAACCCACCCAATCCTCGACGAGCGCGCGAAAGAAGTCTTCGGGGAGCTGGGCGTCAGGTACGCGGTGGATGAAAAAGCGACGGTCGTTGTCCTCGACATAAAACGCCTTTGGGCTGTTCGATGTCATGATGTAGTTCGTGTGGTCCGGTATCGCGTAGCGGGGGATGAACTTCATCGAGACTTGCATCTCGGCTTGGGTGACAAGCTTCTTGAAGCGATCCGCGCGCGTGCGCGACTCGGTCGCGGACACTTCGTCGACAAGCACAAGCTGGCGCCCCACTGCCCACTCGTTGAAGTCGGCTTCGAGGTCCACCTGTGAAATACTCGTGAAGTTCGCGCCGTAGATGGGCGCAAGGATCTTCTCGGCAAGGATCGACTTCCCGCGCCCTGGGAGCCCCCACAAGCCGACGGCGGACGAAAGTTTCGCACCCAGATGCTTGAGCGGCCACGCGCACCAACGCTCGAACCAATCGCGATGCTCGCGCGGGCTCGATTGGAACAGATGATCGAGAAGGTCTTTCCAGGGCTTGATCGACCCCTTCTTCGGCGCCACACCCAGCCCACGCCACGTGTTGTATCGCGTGCCGTGGTTGAGGATGAGTTCCCCGCCTGGTTCATAGGTGAGTGCGTGATACTGTCGCCGACAAGGCCACTCCAGCCATTTGTCAGCGACGTTCACTTTTTTTGCGCGCTCTTCGCCGGAATCGTTGATGACCATTTCGATGGCCTGCACGTTGCCGGCAACGGTCTTGAACGCCTGCACCGGCATCGGCTTAGCCACGGGGCGCGAGTATTCGTCCGTGGTCTGTTCGTCCATGACGATGGCAGGGTGTTGGATGAGGCAGTAGCGCGACGACAGATTCCAGAGCTTCGAGGCGAACTCGCCCACCTCGGCGGTCAACACGTAGCGCCTGAAAGCGGCCGCCCCCTTCACTACAAGGAAGTCGTCGAGACCTGCCTTCTTCCCAGGCTCGATTTCTGGCACCGTCGCCACCGTTACGCGCGCCCCTCGCATGGTGAGTTGTTCGGCCAGCGCCGCGATGGCGCGCGCAACGTCGGCGTTCGTCGCCGCGTCGCTATCGAAAGCGATCACGACCGGGCGTTGAGCCCAACGGATGGCTTCCAGCTCGGGCAAGCACGACACCCCTTGTGTCTTGGACTTCCACGACCACACACCACCGAGCCCGAGAGTGAAGAGCCCTTCTCTGCAAGCCTTGAACGCTTTCTTCTCACCTTCGACAAGGAAGATCTGCCCAGCAGGCGCTTCGAGGCACGCCGGCCAATCGGTCATGGGGGGAAAGTAGACACCGGAGGTCGAGCCGTGCGGCTGCCAATACTTCGGGACGCGCTTGCTGCCGTCAGGCTTCGCACCGAACGGCAACGCAGGCTCGCCCAGTACGCGGATGCGGAAGAGCTTCGGCGCAGCCCCGCGGTACTTCTGCGGATACGGTATCTCGTAAGCCCACGTCTCGCCCGCGTGCGGGAACTCGGCGGCGACCTCGGCCGGCTTCCATAATTTCCAGCCGCACTTCTGTACTTCTTCGAGCGTGAGCCCCGAGCGGGCGAGATCTGCGATCCATAGCTTGCGTGCTTCTCGTTGGTCCATCGGCGACGTTCCGTTCTGCCGCGTGGAACCTAAGTGCTCGCGCTCGGTCCAGCACGGCCCATCGACGCGCGTACGGCAGGCAGGCTCACACGCTCCCCGAGAGCCAGAGGGGAGCGCGAGCACTTACGATCCACGTGGGTGTGTGGGAGATACAACAACGGAAAGAGCCTGCCTTGCCCTGAATGTAGAACCGAGACGCGGAAGGTGTCAAACAAAATCAATGACAGGTAATTAGTTAGTGAGGGAGCCCACAGAACGCCGGGGGCGCTTTGAACGGAAGTCCAGGTACAGCCCGGACGTCGAGAAGCACAACCCGATGAACGGCACCGCGACGGAAGGTACAAACTCCCCCCTATTGATCCAGAGGTAAGATGCGGCTCCTATACAAGTCCAAAATATGAGCGCGAAACACCATGCACTAAAGTAGTTCACCACGCGCACGACGGAGCCTACCGCCGGAATAGCGGCAGTAAGCGTTCGATACGCCGAAGTCTGTACCATCAACCGATACAGCTCATTTTCCGCGCGCAGACGGTCGAGTTCCGCCGCTATGAGACGGCAGTCTTTCGCCGGCAAACGATCGTCGCTTTCCGTACGGCACGCACGAAGACCCCTCTCGGCGTCCAGCAGTTCGCGGATCATTTCGCACCCTTCTTTGTACGTCGCTTGAGGGGTACTGCTGCGCCCTGGTCTTGAATGATGATCGGCGGATGCGTGACGGGCTGCAAATCCTCGAAAGGGGTTCCTTTGAGAAGCCATCCGTCGGGCGGGTAGTGCAGCCCTTTCTTGCCCAGCTCTTGCGCCCAGTAGCGCGACATTTTCTGGCGCTGTTCGGAGATCGGACGCCCCGCTTTTTGGTCGGCGATGAAGGATTGCAGGTCGCAGATCATAGCTCGAATTTTCACATCCGCGTCAAGTTTGGGGCGTCCCGAACGCACTGCGTCCGATCCGACTTTTTCGCGGACGAGGGCCGGGATCGACTTACCGAGCTTCTCGGCCTCTGCGGACAGTTTTAGGTAGAACTCCGTGGGGAACGAAATCATCACGTTGACGGTGGCCATGTTGCCGACTTTCCCTTCTTTGTTGTCGAACACGGTTACAAAGTTGAAACACACAGAAACCCTATATTTTAAGCCCCTTTCGTACTATCCCGGATCGAGTTTCAAGTTTAGTTTTTACCTAAGAAAGAGAAAGACAATACGTAGTATAGGGTGAATAATTAAACAATACCATATATAGTAGAAGAGAAGAATTCAATAGTAAGGTAGACCCCCTCGTAACTCGTAACTCGAAACACGAGCTTTTTAGGACGCAAAGCGCCTTTTTCTTCCCTCCCGCGTCACGCGTAGATCGTAGCGGTCCGTCCTCATTCAGTGGTATTCTCTGCCCATCGAAAGGCAGGCCGATGGGAAGAATCCTTGTTCCGAAGTCCATGCTCGCGCGCGCAAGCCGCAACGGTGAAGATGCTTTGACATATAAGCTTGAGGTCGCGAAGTTCGGACCCCTTGCGCGTGTGCCGAGCAAAGAGAAGCGCGCGGCGTTAGCCGGTACGTTCACGCCCAGCACAGGGCCGAACCATCAGCAGCGCCGGGCGATGCGTGCGAAGAAGGTCAAGGTTCCCCTGGTCTACGGGTAGGCGTTTCCGATGGTCGTCATGTGGTGCATGGATAACGTCGACGCCGTTGTGTTGGGCAGCATCGCGCAGTGGCACGCGCTCAAAGAAAGAAGCTTCGACGAAGGGGGGCACGAAACAGCGCATCTTTGCGCAAAAGTCGTACGCAATCTTCAACGTCAGCAAAGGCGAACATGTCAAAGCAAGTAGCTACCGTGTCGAAAGATCTCGCCCTCTGCCCCTATCAGAAGTTCGTGGTCGAGCGCTGGGATCGCCGCAAGATCAAGAACGCGCCATACAACCCGCGCACCATCTCGAAGGATGCGCAGAAGCGCCTCACTGCGAAGATCAAGAAGCGGGGTTTGCTGCAAGCCGTGACGGTGAACTCGGTTACGAGCAACATCGTAGGTGGACACAAGCGCCTGGCTATTCTCGATGCGCTCATGGGGACAAGCGCGTATCTCCTCTACGTGTGTGTGGTGAAGCTCGCGCCGCAACAGGAACGCGAAGAGAACATCGCCTTCAACAATCCCGCCCTTGGGGGGGATTGGGATCTTGTCGCGCTCGCCGATGTGTTGCCAGGTCTCGACCTCGACGCTACGGGATTCGATCAAGTCGGCATGGAAGCGCTGCTAGGCGAGCAGGGCAAGGGGCTTTTCAGCGAAGAAGAGCAGACGCCCGAGACGAAGGCCGTTGTCGATGACCTCGACGAAATGACCGAAGCACGCGAGCAGGAAGCCGCCGAGGCGAAGGATCGTCGTCAGAAGATGCGCGAGAAGGGGAAGTCGGATCGTCAAGACCTCGACACCGCACGCATTGCCATGGTCGTGTTCCCTTCCCGCAAGGCGAAGGATGCGTGGCTCGAAAAACTCGGGCTTGAAGCGGGGACTCGGTACGTCGATCACAAGGTGCTGTCATGAACCTTCGAGGCTTGGCGATTTCTTGGGAGAACGTGCCGGGGTATTTCGACTTCGCGGATCTCTACTCCGAGGCGGTCTCGCGTGCGCCGGCCGAAGGTGCGGCGTTCGTCGAAGTCGGCGTGATGTTCGGCAAGTCGACGCTGTACATGGCCGAAGCGATCCAGGCGTCGGGGAAGAAGATCGCTTTCGACGCTTTCGACGTGTTCGGCTGGGATGCGTCCGGGCTCTTGCGTACGTACGATGAAATCATGGCGCTTCCCGTGCCGGGTGCCGTGGACGTGCCCGCGGGGCTTCGCGCGTCGATTCTCGCAGGCAGGCCGCACGACAACCTTGTGCGGGATCTGGTCTTTCATGCAGGGCTGGAAAAGTACGTGCAGCTCGTGTCGGCGAAGGGGCAAGAGCGCGCGGCGACGTACGCGGACGCGAGCCTTGATTTCGTGTTCATCGACGCCCAGCACGGCTACCAAGACACCGTCGAGCTTCTTCGTGCGTTTCTGCCCAAGTTGAAGCCGACGGGGGTTATCGCCGGGCATGACTTCACGACCTCGTTTCCTGGAGTGCTGCAAGCGGTGCAGGACGCGTTAGGGAGCACAGCTCAGCGCCGGGGCTCTTCGTTTTGGTGCTCGGACCCTCACCGCGCGCGGGTGTTTGGGCCGTTCGCGTAGGTACGGCTATGGTGTCGAATACAGTTCCGCCGCCCGTGAAGGTTGATCATCGCGCGCAGCACGCATTGGTGCGCTTGACGTGTACGAAGTGCGGGGAGTCTTGGACGTGCGATCAATGGGATGGGCACGAAGCCGTGTCCGAAGAAGGCGAAGAAGTCGAGCACTGGCTTGCGAAACGCTGCCTGGGGCGCGTCGTGATTAGCGACGTGCATCGGCACACGATGGGATACCACACGCGGTGTAAGTGTATGGTGCCAGCCCCGCCGCCTGTGCGCTTGCCGCCGATACCTGCCCGTCGCGTGCTGGGCTAAACGTCGATGAGCTGCGCGCCCGCACCGGGGAAAACTCGCAACACTTTTTCGTAGTCGTCCGGGTGCGTCTCGGAAAGCCAGCGCAGCGTTTCGCGTGAAAGGCCGAAGCCCGTCGACTTCGTCGAAGAGCCGAAGGTACAGGGGGTTGGGATCTTCATCGCGCGCATGTACGCGTACACGTTAGCGTCCAGCCAATCGACGATGAGCGCCGCGCGCTTCCCCTTCTCGTAAATGCCGTTGATCTTCCGCCAGAACAGACGGCGCGCGAACGAATCAGATAGGCGCTCACCGTAGGCGATCCATTCGATGCCCGTACGCCGACGGATGAGCCGTTCGCAGTCTTCGCGCTTCATCTCGGGGCGCCGCGTGAGCTTCGAGATGTGCGTACGCAAAACGCCGTGCTTCATGAGTCGCGCGAGGTTCGGGCTCGGCACGTAGTGTAGCTTGGCACCGAAGCGCGCGCACACGACTTGCAGGGGAATTTCGAGACAACGCAGGCCGCGCACGGTGTACAGGTGGAAGCACTCGATCCGCTTGAAGTGCTCGGCGGCGATGGCCAGCGTGACGAAAGAATCTTTCCCAGACAGCCCCAAAAGAAGAGAGCCGCCGGATAGTTTCGCTACCTCGGCGGCTCTTCCGTGGGCTGCTTCAAGCAGCGAGGGCACTACTTTTCCTCGTTGCTCGATCCGGCTGCCGCGCTCATGGCGGCCGACTCCCGCGCGGCGCGGGGAATGCCGGTCTTCTCACGTTCCAGCTTGCGCGTCTTCGGGTTGAAAACGCGTCCTTCGGTGCGCATGTTTGCCGCGACAGCGCGGCTTGCGCGTCCACCAACTCGCGGGGCGCGATTTCCGCCACCGCCGCCTGACCTTCGTTTGATTGCCATGTGGGATCTCCTTTGGTTTCTTCCCTGGGAGGGGCAACGGGTCTATTTTAGGGGTGCGTCCATGTCCGACCAAAAGAAGCAGGATTTTCCCGAACCGTCCGACGAGACCGAGCCCGAGTATATCGACTTCTCCGACCCCGCCGCGGTGAAGGCCGCGCTCGCGAAGTCGTTCAAAGAGTACGCTTGGCCGGTACAGGGCAAGCCCGTCAAACACAAGTCGTGGAAGCGGAACAAGAGCGGGAAGTTGGTCCCCCCCACGGCGAGGGCCAACGACCGCAGCACGTCGAAGTTCAAGATCGAGCGCGTCGAGAAGATCCTTGGGTTGCTCGGCATGGGGATGTACTTCGAGCAGGCGTGCGACGTGGCTAGCGTATCGTCGCGCATGGTCGCCACGTGGATCATGCGAGGCGAGAAGGAAGGCAGCGGACCGTATTGGATTTTCGCTCGCGCGGTCGGTGCGATGGCTGCCGGGGTGGAAGCGCGGTGCACGGCCGTCGTCCACAAGTTCATCCACGCGCGCCGTGAATTCCCTACCAAGGATGCGGCCGATACAGCGTTGCGATTCTTGGCCGTGCGGTTCCCGAAGCGTTGGCGTTCGGGCGTGGACGTGACTTCGGACGGAAAGCCGTTGCCCGCTGGCGGGGAAAGACAGCTTCGAGAAGTCACCGTCAAGTTCGTCGATGCTACGACCGCGACGCAAGACCCGCAACCGAAACAGCAGGCGCGAGACTACAGCGAAGACGCCGTCGACGAAGCAAAGACCATTTTCGATGCTTGAATCGCAGTGGGCGCTACTCGCAGAGTCCGAGCTTGGGCCAGCTCGCGGGGAGCAAGTCATCTTCGAGGTTCCGCGCTGCATGCGTCGGTTCTTCGTCCAAGGTCCGCGCTATCGCGTGGTCTACGGGGGCCGTGGGTCGGTGAAGTCGTGGACCATCGCGCGCGCCCTTGTCGTGCTCGCGTGCAGGAAGAAGCTTCGTATCCTTTGCGCGCGCGAGTTTCAGAAGTCGATCCGTGAGTCGGTGCACTACCTCCTCAAGAGCCAGATCGTGCGGTTGGGGCTTGAGTCGGAGTACGTCATCAACGACACGGAGATCGTCAATCGCTGGACGGGTTCGCAGTTCATCTTCGTGGGGCTCCATCACAACATGTCCGCGAAGAAGTCGATGGAAGCTATCGACATTTGCTGGATCGAAGAAGCCGAGACCATCTCGCAAGAGTCGTGGGATGTGCTCGACCCCACCATCCGAAGTCCTGGGTCGGAGATCTGGATTAGCTTCAACCCGCGCGAGGAGCAAGACCCGATTTACCAGATGTTCGCGATCCCGACTCGCAGGCTCCCCGGTGCGGTCGTGCTGCAAGTCGGCTGGAAAGACAACCCATGGCTTCCCGAAGTTCTACGCAGCCAAGCCGAGTACATGCGCGAGCACGACCCGGAACGCTACGAACACATTTGGGGCGGTAAGACTTGGTTCAAGAACGATGCCCAAGTGCTCGACGGCAAATGGTGCTCGAAGGACTTCGACGTACGCATGACGGGACGGCAGAATTTCAGCGGGCCGTATCTCGGCGTCGACTTCGGCTTTTCGCAAGACCCGAGCGCGGGTACGAAGTCCTATGTCGAGCTACTCAACCCCGAAGACATCGGCCGCACGACGGAGATCGAAGGTGCGGACGTTCAACTGCCCTTGCGCCGTAATCTGTACATCGCCGAGGAGGCGTATGCGATGCCCGGCACGCTGGGGGCCGAGATCACACACCTGCACACCGTGCTCGATTCCATCAGTGAGTTTCGCCGATACGCCAGCATCGCGGACAACGCGCGCCCCGAGACCATTTCACACCTCGTGAACGTCGACGGAATGATCCTCATGCGGTCGTGCGAGAAGTGGCCGGGATGCGTAGAAGACGGCATCGCCTATCTACGGGGCTTCGAGCGCATCTATGTACACCCATCGTGTACGAACGTACTCGAAGAGTGTCGCCTATGGAGCTACAAGCTGGACCCGTTGACCAAGAAACCTTTGCGATTGCTCAAGCCGGGGTACGATCACGGATGGGATGCCATACGGTATTCACACGAAGATCTCGTCACTCGGACGCCTACAATTTTCGACACTCTGTGAGGTGCTGCGATGTTCGATTTCCTGAAACGATGGCGTAAACCCCAAGACCCGCGCGCGCTGGCCATGGATGCAGCCGCACGCTTCACGACCGACAAGGACGCCTTGCACGCGATGGTGGAACTCCAGCGGCAGTTGATCCACATGAAGGCCAACGATGGTTTGCAGAACGTCGCCGCGGGGCTCGGCACGAATCGCGACAAGCGCAGCTTCACCGGCTACGGCTTCGTCGAGCCGTTGCAATACTCGGTGGCCGAGACCTACTATCGGTCGAACTGGCTTTGCAAGAATATCGTCGACGTGCGGGGCACGGACATGGTGCGCGAGTGGTACGATGTCCAGTGGGACGGCAAGGATGACGACAAGGATCGCCAGCAGCAGGTTGACGATGCCATGGAAGAGTTCGCTTTCGAGCAGAAGTTCTTGGAAAGCACCCTGTGGGCTCGACTCTACGGGGGAAGCGCGATGATCTTCGGCATCAAGGGCCAAGATCCGACCGAGCCGCTCGACGTCGACACTCTCGGGGAAGGCTGCCTCGAATACGTCCACGTCTTCGACCGCTGGCGTATGTCCGCCACCGAGTTGATGGACAAGGGTGGCGACTTGCCCAGTCCGAATTTTCTCAAGCCTCGCTTCTACGTGCTCGGAGGTAGCGAGGCGGAAGCGGGGGTGCGCGTGCATTGGTCGCGCGTGCTGGTCTTCGATGGCCGGCATCTTCCCTACCGCTCGTACCTGCAAAACGCGATGTGGGGAGATTCGGAACTTCAACACGTCATCGAGGATGTGAAGGACTACTCCTCGGTCATGGCGTTGTTGGCTACGATGTTCTTCGAGGCGAACGTTGACGTGATGATGATCGCGAACCTTGCGCAAACGCTCGCGATGCCCAAGGGGTCGGACAAGATCAACGCCCGCTTCAACATCGCAGCGACGCAGAAGAGCGCCAATCGTATGCTTATGATGGACGCGCAAGATCGCTACGAAAAGAAGGGGAACAACTTCTCCGGGTTGGGCGCCATCGTCGAGGACTTCCGCGCGAACGTGTGCGCCGCCGCGCAGACTCCCGACACCAAGCTTTTCGGACGTTCGCCCGGAGGCTTGAACGCTACGGGGGAGTCCGACGACCAGAACTACCGCACGTCGGTTGTACAGGCGCAGAAGTCGCTACTCTCGCCACAGGTGAAGAAGGGGCTAAAGATTCTGTGCATGCACCGTTTCGGGAAAGTCCCGCCCAACTTCCACATCACGCCGCGTCCACTGTTCACCGAGACCGCGGGGCAGAAGTCGCAACGGCTCTTGCAGAATGCCCAACGAGACCAGATCTACGTAGAACTCGAAGTGCTGGGCCGTCACACCGTCGCAAAGCAGCTCAAGGAAGACAAGGTCTACGGGGCTTTGGAGAACGCCGAAGTGAACATGGTCAAGGACTTGGAAGAGGCGGCGACGGAAGCACAGATGCAGGAAGCGCAGAAACAAGCGCTGTTCTTGAAGTCAAAGAAGACCGGGGAAAGTGGGCCGCCAAAGCCTCCCGCGCCCTAGGAAATTTTGGTTTTCTAGGTGCGCGCGTATCCTGGAGCCAGGCATCAATGTTGCACGTTCACGTTGCGCAGCTTGTAGTCCCCGGCGCCCAGCCTCCAGGGCATCGGAGCGAGCGCTTCCGAAAGCGCTTGCGCAAGCTGCGGCCTGTGCGCCCGTCGCACAAGTGCGAGATGGACTACCTAGGGGATCTGCGGGTTTTGACCGGCGCCTTGAAGATCATCGCGACGAAGCACCTTCTGCCCGAGCTTCGCCGCGACTTCCCCGGCCAACTCGCGCACGACGCGGCCGTTCCTCCGCGCCTGCAACAGATCGTCGGCGATGTCGCGCGACGCTTCGGGGGAATTCATAAGCAGGCCGAGAAGATCGCCTCGCTCGCAGCCAAGCGGAACCTCGCGGCCGTCGATGAGCGCCTGTCACGCTCGATCCGCGACTCCATGAGCGTGAACATCGAGCCCTATCTTTCCCCCCACGGGCGGATTGGGAAGGTGCTTGGCGAGAAGGTCATCGAGAACGTCGACCTTATCAAGACGATTCCCGAAGAGTATTTCCAGGGCATCGCGGACAAGGTCGCCGGCAACTGGCGCGCGGGCGGACGTTGGGAAAACCTCGTCGACGACATCGACCGCATGGGGGAAGACACCGACGCGCGTGCCGAGGTCATCGCCCGAGACCAGACGGCGAAGCTCAATTCCGCGTTCAACCAAGTTCGTCAGACGGACGTGGGGATCGAGCAATACGAGTGGGCGGCGACGGACGATGAACGGACCCGGCCGGATCACTGGGAACTCAACACCACGATTCACCGATGGGACGAGCCCGGACCGTTGGCCGGCACCATCGACGGCGAGCCCTGCCATCCAGGGGAAGATATTCTCTGCCGTTGTGACGCTCTTCCGTGCGTCGATCTCGATGCGCTGGAACAGTGGCTCGGCTTGGCGCCGATGGAAGAAGAAGCGGCATGAATTACGCAATCCCCCTCGTCTTCGATTTGATGCCGGTGGAAGCGTCCCAGCGGGTGATTACTCCCGGCACCAATTACTTGACAGCGCCCGCGCGTCTTTCGCGTACGGGGTTGCAACGCTACCGTGCGCGCGAGCTGGTAGGTGAAGACGGACAGCAAATCTTCGCGGACAAACAGCCTGACGACATCGTGACGCTGCTTCGCCCCGAAGACGAAGTTTCCGACCCTGAATCCATCGCTTCGTTCGAGGATATGCCCATCACGGATATGCACCCGGATCGGGTTACGTATCCCAACGGGGTGACTTCGGACAATTGGAAGCAGCTTGCAATCGGACATGTGCGCGATTGCAAGTGGCAGGCGAAGGACGGCTACGTCGGTGGTCGCGTACGCATCAACGATGCTACGGCGATCTCGAATGTTTTCTCGGGCAGGTCGCAGCTTTCCGTGGGGTACGGCTTCGAGTGCGACAAGCAAGCCGGCGTTCACAGCGACGGGCAGCCCTACCACGGAATCATGCGCAAGGTGCGGGGCAACCATCTTGCCGTTACGGACGTTGCCCGCGGTGGCCCTGGCTGCCGGATCGCAGACCATCAACCGAACGAGGACAAGACCATGGCAACAGTGAAGATGACCATCGACAGCGTCGACTACGAAGTGCCCGAGGGGACGGCGGCAACGCTCGTCAAGAAATTGTCGGGCGAGCGTGACGACGCGCGCACCACTCTTCGCGCGAAGGAAGAAGCGCACGGGGCGGCCGTCTCCAAGCTCGTGAGCGACCACGGCGCCGAGTTGGCGAAGCTGCGCGAAGGCACGATCCCGAAGACGGACGTGGACGCGCTTGTCAACGAGCGTGTGGTGTTGCTCGCCGATTGCGGAGCGCATTGCCCCGAAGTGAAGCCGGAAGGTCTCACTTCGGCCGAGCTGCGCCGAAAGATGGTGTCCGATCTTTCCACGCGGCACACGTCGGTCAAGAACGTCGTCGATGCCGTGCTCGCAGGGGTCGCGCTCGACAAGGCGAGCGACGACCAGATCCGTACGGCGTGCAACGCGGCCGTGGCTTCGGTCAAGGGCTCGACACAGGACGCGTCCAAGCGCCGCGATGACATCGCCCACGCTTTCAGCGCGGACGGTTCCAAAACGAAGAAGAAGGAAGCCGCTGCGTCGGATGGCGGTGACGAGATCCCCGACATGAGCACGGAGACCTACCTTCGCAAGAATTTCATTCCGGGACAGAAGCCTGCCGGCAAGTAGCCCAAGGCCGAAACCGAAACCCGAACGAAAGGAAATCACATGTCAGTAGATCTAGGAAGCGTCGGCAGCTTCGAGTTCGACCGGGGCTATGCCGGCCAAGTCATCGACGGCGCGCTTGCCGTGCGTCGCTCGCGAGTCGTGGAAGATGCGGCAGGCGCCGCCTGGGGTGGACCTCTCGCCCAAGGCGCCAGCGGCGGATGCGTGCCTTTCGACGGCTCGCACACGGCGTTCGTCGGCATCGCCGAGAAGAACCCGATGCACCCCATTTTGGGAGGCGTCGCGAAGTACAATCAGTACGACTCCGCTTCCGTCGTAGAAGAGGGGCCGATCCTGATTGTCGCTGGCGAGAACGCGGCGGACGGCGACGCTCTGCTGATTCTCGTCGACGGCGGCACGGGTGGCGTCACGTGGGGCGCGGCCAGCGGTGGCGCGGCCAACGGTTCCACGCGGTACGCGGTGCCCGGCACTTGCACCTACGAAGGTGCGGCAACGGCGGGGCAACTCGCCAAGGTCGTGTTGCGCGCGGGCCGCTCCATGAAGACCACGTCCTAACCGGGACAGGGCTTAGCAAACAACCTCCAGCAAAGGACAAAGGACGATGGAATTCAATATCGGAAAAGAAATCCCCGGCAAGCCGGGCCGACGCTTGATCTCGGTCGCGGATGGCATGGACCTGTTCAAGGAAGTTCTCGTGAGCGAGCAGCGCTTGCGCGAGCTTCACGCCGCGTGGGCGCCCGACATGGCCAAGATCATTGGCGACGGGCACGAATACGCGCGCGTCCCCGGCGCCGCTCGCGACGCGAACGAAGCTCTTTCGTTCGTCATCGGGCAGACGACTTACACGGAGGCAAAGGTCCGTGAGCGTCTGTACCTCCCCATGCAGTACCGCCAGTTGATGACGGTCACGGGCGAGGCGGGCGAGTGGGCCGACAACATCCGTTTCGAGAAGGAAGACGGTGTCGGCGAAGCGGACTGGGGCAGTGACAAGGGAGACGATTTCCCGTACGTCGATGTCCAGTACGATGACGAGAACCACTCGGTCGCGCACGGCCGCATCGGGTACTTCTACACCCTCCAAGAGCTGCGACAGACCGCCTACCTCCGACGCCCCCTCAATGAGCGCCGGCTGGTCAAGGCGACGCAGGCCGCGGAACGCGCGCTCAACAAGGCCGCGCTCTTCGGCATCGCCTCGAAGAACATCAAGGGGTTCCTCAATCAGTCGACCTGTCCGCAGATCGCCGTGGGCAGCACCAACGGAACTTCCCTCACGGGGAACTGGGACGCGGCCACGGCCGACACGATCCTGTACGATCTCAACTTCGGCCTGAACTACGTCTTCACCGCCATGGGGTTCAACTACGTGGCGACGGACATCGGCGTTCCGGTACAGGCGTGGAACCGGATCGTTTCGACGGCTCGGTCGACCTACTCCGATACAACGATCTTCACCTTCTTGGTGAAGAACAACATTTCCCAAGCGACCATGGAGGTCAACGTTCGGATTCGTCCGATCTGGGGTCTCGACACGGCAGGCGCAGCCACTACGGGCGGCGCGGTCTCGGGCAGCAACAGCCGAGCGGTGTTCTGGGTGAACAACGAAGACATGGCCGTGTTCCACGTACCCATGCCCCTTCGTTTCCAGGCTCCACAGCTCGTCAACCTGCGCGTGAATGTGCCGGGCGAGCAGCGCTGCGGCGGCTATGAGCTGCGCTACCCCAAGTCCATGCTCTACATGGACAAGGTGCTGGGCACGGGCGGCTCGGCTCACTAAGCGCGACGGGCGGCGATGAACTCGGCCACGTTCAAAGCTCGGTATCCGCAGTTCGCCACTAACGCGAATATCGAGACGTACCTTTCGGAAGCCCTCCTTTTCATTGGGGAGGCTTACGAGGAGTACGCGGACATGGCCCAAGGGCTCTACGCCGCCCATTACTGCGCGATTGAAGCAGAAGAACAAGCGCGCGCGACGGCCGCACCCTCGGCGACCTTCGCGCGCGACGTTGTTTCCAAGGGCGCGGGGAAGCTCAACATCACGCG